CACCATCCAGTTTCTTTTTCTCTTCGTTCTTGGCATCAATCTGAGCCTGTACTTCCTTGTTGACCTTATTGACGATGAAGACGCCCTTCAGATCTCCATAAGAAGAAAAGTTCTCTTCCACAAAGTCACGATTATAAACCAGAACATCATAATCATCGCGGGATCTTCCGTCCGCCCATGTCAGACCTTCATCCTCGTCGATAGCATAAGCGATTGATGACTTACCTGCTCCGTTGTTACCATAAAAGAAATTGATGAAAGAAAGCTTCTCAATCGGCGCATTATGAAAAGTCGCTCTATCGACTTTCATGCCGGTGATCAGCGAAGGGATTTTTCTGCCCATATTATCATCCTCCTTGTCTAAGGTTTACTCTTGTATCTTGCCTTCCCGAACCCACTCATCGATTTCGGAAATTTTGAATTTATATCTTTTTCCGGCTCTGTAGTATGGAAGTTTTCCTTCTTTTATCCATGTACGAACCGTATCTTGGCTAATACTCAGATGCTTTGCAACATCCTCTAAATTAACCCATTTTTCAACTTGCATTTCTTCGTATTCCTGGCTCATGTCTTACCTCCGCAACTCTTTATACGGTGAGTTGTATTTATATCAATGTTATTTTGTGACCCGCTTTTTCCAATGTTTCCAATACATTGACTCTCTTAATTGACCAGTGCGTACAATCCAGCTCGTTCTTAAACTCTGTACCTTCAATCCCAAATTCCGCCGCGTGCTCATTAAACACCTGCTGCGTGACCTTTCTCATTTTATAAAAATATATCCAGATACCCTCTTCCTTGATCTGCACATCCCTGATTATTCCGAAGAAGGCTTTGTGCGAATCATCCGTCTTTGCAAAGGAATGATTCTGATTGGCAAATATCGCCGGAAACGATTTAACAACCGCGATCTTCTCCGGTGTCAGATTCGCCAGTTCCATCAGGTCGGAAGGGGTACTCTCCGTAATTGCCTTATCCTTCGGCACAACGAAATACTTTCCCCTAAACTGTTCATCTGCTATCACAAAAAGGTTGTAGCAGCTGAAGTCCACCTCAATCTGTTCATCCGGTGTGTCATCGTCATCATCCGAATCGTTGCTCGGAATCATCAACAGCGTTGTTTTCTTCGTACTCTCATATTTCTGCACATAACCAAATTGCTTGCCCTCGCCGCCGGACTGCTCCAAATGAACAGAAATCTGCTGCGGATGATCCTGCGACGGGAGCATGGAAGGAGCCGGCTGTAGTTCATCTTTATCCATAGGCTTAATCCTCTCCCTTCTCATGATAATCTGCGATATATCCATATTGCCGTCCGTTCCCGGACTGATTCATCGTGATATTGATAACCACAGGATTGTTGACACTTTGATTTACCGTCTGTGGCTGTGGTTCCGGCTCCGGATCCTTTGTTCCTTCCACAACCTCTGCTTCAATGTGCTCAATCTCTTCATCCTGATCAGGAACCTCCACATCCCCCAAATAGGTCAGTCTGATATTCCTTGACAGGTTTTCGCCCATATGACCTTCATATTCTCTCGGAGCACCGCCCTTTGAAGGACACCACTCATTCATCGTGGCTTTTCCTATCGTATTTCCCTCGCGCCGCATTATCGCGTAATGCCAGACACCAAGAAGGAATGATTCCAGAAAGACATCTTCTCCGTCAATCTGATCGATTCTCTGCTTAGTAACAGGCTTTCCCTCCGGCATGATATAGAACACCTGGCTATTATTGATGGAATCATCCCTCTCAATCAGATCAAGCAACGCTTTCACAAGATTCACATCCTGCTTGTCGCTACCCTTAACCCAGATGAAATTCTTCACGAAATCACACATCGCCTTCAGTGCCTCTGCGTAATACCCCTTCACCCTATCATCAAACGCCTTCTTAGACTGCCTGTTGCTGAAAGGATAGTATCCTTTGCCGCCTGCAGTCTTGCATATCTTAAACTCTGTCGTATTTCCCTGGACCGTATCTTCTCTCGTCTTCGCAGGTCTCTTCAGATCAGGAACCATCACCTGCGCCAAGCCTATCAGCGTATCCATCTCTGAAAGCCCGTCTGAGTCTCCGGCAAAATGCTCTCTGACCCCGTACCTCTGCTGCCGTGCCTCCAGTATCAGAGTGAAGACGGTACCGCCGCACAATCGCGGAATCCCCGTATTTGTCATAGATTTTCACCTTTTTTCAAAATTCCAACTTAACTAAGTCTGCCAACTATAGCACGACAACTTTGCTAACTATCTGATGTCCCTGTGAGCAATCACAGGGATTTTTTCAATGCAAATAGCCGGGAAAAGGCGTTCCAACAAACCCTAACAAACCCGACTAAACAAGTATAGCACAGATCAACCCGAAATTCAATTTTTATCTGCTGCTTTTGAAAAATCCTCATGGGGTTGCTCCGGAATCCAAGTCAATCGGAGGAGCCCTGTGAACGGCAGGCCGTCACATCTCCTCCACGCCAATCAAAGGAGGAAAAAAGATGGCAAGAGTAGCAGATTACAGTAACACACACAAGTACAGCAACCGCAGATCATTCGATGGTCAGCCGGTTCCGGTGGGAATGGTGCTCGTTCCCTTCCGCAAGGATCTCTACGACCTGAAGGAAGACGACTACATTGACGCCAACTTCACCACCATGCACCTCGGCGAAATTCCCTATGTGATCGGATTCATGCCGATTAAGGAAGAATGCTTTGAAGGCTACATGAAGGACTTTTGGGCAGAGATCAACGCAGATATGCTCATGAAGCGCGAAGGCCGCTGCATCATCGGTAAGAACCCTGACGGAAGCGTCAAAACCTGTCCTTACACCAGACGTTGCAAGGGGTGTCCCAACAAGGGACTTCTCGAACGTTACAACCCTAACCGCATTGAGATGCTCTCGATCGATTATGAGTACGATGGAGAAACCTTCGATATTGAGGACACGACACAGCCGCCTCTCGAAGATCAGGTTCTGGATAAGCTTTGCCCCGGTCCTACCGTGGAAGAACTGCAGGTACAGCTTCTTGCTCACTTTGACAAGGAAAATCCCCGCTATGCCAAGATTATCCGTCTTAGCCTGCAGGGAGTACCGATCGACGATATCTGCGTCCAGATCAACCTCAAGCCCAGCCGTGGCCGCCAGGAGATCAATAACGCGCATGATGCGGTCTGTGAGTATCTGAGGCTCCGTCACCACAAGAAGAACCGTAAGTAAAGAAGAAAGAGCGGTAACATCCATCATTCGGGTGCTACCGCTCCTATTTTAATGCTTATAGACCGGCTTCCTGCCGTTTAACTGAAACTGATCATGGGACTTGATATCCCTGATTGCCCTCCGAAGTGTCCCACACCGGGAATGGCTGTGATAGGGGTGACTGATCTTATGCTTGTGATATACCAGACAAACGTTCCGGTCTTTCAGCTCCACATTATGGATGTACCAGACATGCTTCGTGTTATTGCTGATCAGAGTCACGTCATAGGCATCCGCAACGATCACCGTGAAATACTTCCGGTCGATTGCCTGTAATTCTTCCGTGGTAAACATGCTTACCACCTCGCTCCCGGCTCAGCCACCATCTGCGCCCGAATTTTGACTTTCTCGGCCTCGTAACGCTTCTGTAAGGCTTTCATCTCCCGTTCCATGTATTCAGCCTCTGCAGCCTTTACAGCCGCTCTCTCGGCGTCCGGTGTGATCACCAGTCTGCCGTCCTCGCAGGCGATGGAGATATAGTCTCCGATCTTGAATCCCAGTTCTTCCAGCCACTTTCCCTTCAGCATGATTGTGGGCGTTTCCTGATACTTATAGCCTGACTGGCCATATACCTTGATGCTTCTTTTCTTTGCCATTATGATTTCCTCCATTTCGTGATTGTCATTGATTGTCATCGCCTTCCGTCATCACGTGAGTCAGATCATAGGCACCACCTCCCTTGATGCGAAAAGAGCCGCTAATGCTTTTTTGCATCAGCAGCTCTTCGCTTTAAGTTCGGTGTTTTATTTTATTCTGAGGCTTTATTCTTTTTCTGTTCGTCCTTGATACGGTAGTAATCTTCCAGATCCACATCGATCTTTACTCTCGCATCTGGTTTTCGGTTGCTCAAGAGGCACACAGTCTCGACTGTGTTTTGTTTGAGCAACCGAATTGTATCGCCCTCAGAACCTTCATAAAACACCGGAAATCCTAAATGCAGCTGCTTTAAGATGCGTCCGTCTTCCTGTCTTTCAGGGTACAATTCAATCTCGTCGATGAAATCTCTCATGAACCTCTTCTTTTCGAGATCGGTCATCTTAAAGTACATTCTATCAAAACTCAGGAGAACTTTATAGAGCTCATCTGCAGTAATTTTCTCTCCATAGGCTCCGCTGATCTTCTCTTCGATTTCAGCTATCGTGTCCTCCAGCTCTGATATCCGGTCGTACAGGATATCCAGTCTGTCGTGCATATCCTGATACTTCCTGTCATAGTGCTTGTCGTTTACATCCAGCCTGTCCAGCATCTCCGCCAGCTTCTTCTTCGCTCCCACGACCTGACGAAGCTGCTCCCTGACCTGATCCCTCTCAGCTTCCAGTGATGAAACATCTACCTTTTCGTCCATCTTCATCACCATGTAATCCTTGAACTGCGGATCCGCCACCATGTCCAGGATGATCTGCTCTACCTGGCTGTTAAGCTCCACCTGACTCAGCACCAGTCGGAAATCACAGAAATGCGTTTCGTCTATCTTTGTACGGTGCAGGCACTTATAATACCAGTCATCTTTGTATTCGCCGGACTTCTTGTTCTTACGCCGTCTGACAGTTCCCACAAGACTCCGGCCGCAGATCGGACATTTGATGATACCCGTCAGAATGTGCTCATGATCCATGCTGTGCGTCTTATTCCATTTGACGCCGGTATCTTTTCGCCTCAGCCTTGTCGCCTCCCAGAGATCCCGGTCTATGATTGCCTCGTGCATCCCATCAACAACCATATAATCATCAGCCATGACTCGCTTATATTCATCCCTGCTGCCTTTGACCTTTTCGGTCTTATGCCTTCCGTAAACGATCTTTCCGGTATAAACGGGATTATCAAGGATCTTCATTATAAAACTTCTGGCGAAATAATTCAGTTCCTTCTTCTTTACCTTCTTTTTCGTATATCCGTGCTGATTCAGATAATCACAGATTCGGTCTGCTCCAAGCCCCTCATGAGCAAACTTTGTGAAGATGATCTTTACGATCTCCGCCTCTTCCGGATTGACGATCAGCGTGCTGTTCTTGGAATCCAGCGTGTACCCGAATGGAGCCTGCCCGCCGTTCCACTTGCCCTCTCTGGCTTTCTGGCGGCGTCCTTCCATCGTCTGTACCAGAATGTTTTCTCTTTCTATTTCGGCAACAGCAGACAGAACCGTAATAGTCAACTTACCGGAATCCTTGGAAGAATCAATCCCGTCTTCCACGCAGATCAGGTTTACACCGAAATCTTGTATATACTGAAGGGAATTAAGAACATCCGCCGCATTTCGTCCGAATCTCGAAAGCTTGAATACAAGGATGAAATCCACTCCGTCACGATCCTCAGCCACATCATTCAGCATCTGGGAAAACTCTGGTCTTCCAGTGATATTCTTACCGGACTTTCCTGCGTCGCAGTATTCCCTGACTATCTCTATATCCTGAAAATCCGCGAACTTCGTCAGCCTCTCCCTCTGAGCTTCAAGGCTGTAGCCCTCCACCTGCATTGAGGTGGATACCCTTATGTAGATATAACACTTCAGCTTTTTCTTCTTCATACTGCCGCCTCCATATACTCTGTGTCTTCTGTCAGCATCCTGAATGCCTTCAGCGCATCCATGATAGCCAGTTCCTTTTCAACCGGGCATACCGGCACGTGATTCTTGTTCTGTTCCGGTTTGTTGTAAGCAATCCCGACATCAATGCCGTATTTCCGTTTTATCTGAGCGATATATAATGATGAAACCTTCATTCCCGTATGCTCCAGTACATATGCCCTTATTTCGGCATAGGTCGCTTTCGCTTCCGCTACCGTCACCTGTACCTCGCTGCAATCCAGCACAAAGGCGATTTCATCATCAGGCTCATCCTCGGCTCCTATCCAAGTCTCGATTGTATCCGTCTCACCGTACCGAACAGGGAATCGGAAATAAATGCTTTTCAGTACCCTCCCGTCTTCCTGCTCTTCCGGATAAACCTCTATCCGTTCGATAAACTGACGGTACAGTTCCCTTTGTTCCTCGGAAGTCAGTTTTTCGTAGAATTTTCCGAAATTCTTCAGGATCTTCTTTATCCCTTCAATAGAGCTGACACCCTGCCTGGCTTCACTGCACTTTTTCTTTATCTTCTTAAGCGATAACTCTAGGGATTCTATCCTGTCATAGATATCATCCATCTCAGCCTGGATCCGCTCATATTCCGTATCGTAGTCGTCAGATAATACATCCAGATTATCAAGCTCCGCTCCGACGCGGTTCTTCTCATGTTCCTGATGATACAGATCCTTGCGGATTTCCTTCATCCGCTTCTCATAAGCCTCTACAGATTCATCACCGCCGGCAGCCATCGCCATTGCCTTTTCAAATGCCGGATGAGCCGCCAGATTACTGACAATCTCAAATACCGCAGAATCGATCTTCGCCTGGTTATAAGTATGCTTGAACTCGCAAGTCCTTCCGGCTGATTTCCTGTAGTAACGACAGGAATAATAATGAATGGTCTTGTAATGACCGCCGCGGTTCTTATTGACATGCTTGTTCTTCGTTGCAATAAGACCGTTCCCGCAGGCGGGGCATTTGATCAGACCGGATAGCAGGCTCACGCGATCAGGTTCATCCACCTTTTCCTGTCTTCCGGAAGAAGCCTCCCGCTTTTCCCGTGCCTGCTGCCACAGATCTTCATCTATGATTGCCTCATGGATCCCGTCAACCTCAACCGCATCTTTCGGATTCTTCCTTATGCCCTTGATATTTGTCCTGCGGAAATAATTGATCTTTCCGTGATAAGTTGGATTATCAAGGACATTCACGATGAAGTCATATGTGAACGGCTTTACTTCGCCCTTGCTGATTCGGCTGTATCCGTTGTTGTTCAGCCAGATCGCAACTCCATTCAGTGTTCCGTCATCCTGTATATACCGGTCAAAGATCAGCTTCACAATTTCTGCCTCTTCCGGCTCTACTACCAGTTCCTTATTAACACTGCGGTATCCATAAGGAGCAGGTCCTCCAGGCCATCCGCCGTTAAGAATCTTCTGCATCTTACCAGCCATGAACTGAACATTGATGTTCTCACGCTCGATCTCTGCCACGGCAGACAGAATTGTCAGCGTCAGCTTTCCGCCCGGCGTAGAACTGTCAATGGCGTCTTCCACACAGATCAGATCAACCTCATAATCTTCCAGAAGCTGAAGGGACTTCAGTATGTCCGCCGCATTCCGTCCGAACCTGGACAACTTGAACACCAGAACAAAAGAGATATTGTCCTTCTCGCTGGATATATCATCCAGCATCTGCAGGAATGCCGGTCTTCCGACTATGCTCTTTCCGGATTTTCCCGCATCGCAGTATTCACCGGCTATTTCAAGGTTCTTATAGTCCGCATACTCGCGGAGGCGTTCCTGTTGTGCCTCCAGGCTGTACCCTTCCGTCTGAGCTGCCGTAGAGACTCGCGTGTAGATATAGCATTTCTTCTTTCTCACCGTATCCCTCCCTTCGGTTGCTCATCGTCACACAGTACCTCGGAACTTCATTATGTCGGGCTTTGATAGGTTTGTCAGCGCCCCTTTTGAAGTTTTTTCACCACCCAAAAATCGCCGGATCACAGATCTGTGTCCGACGATTCCTGTTCCTGCTTCTCTGCTGCCGCATGTTCCTCAGCCTCTATCTCTTCCAGAACCTCTTTCCCGTACTTTTCTATCATTTCCACCAGAAAATTCGCACAGCGTTCCATATTAGCCTTTGCCTTCGGACTAAGCTCTGCAGGCTTAACTCCGTCCTTATATTCCAGGATAAACATACCTTAGACCTCCTTTGGCTTTTCTGGAGGTCTAGGTATGAGTTTGGGCTTTTTTCCGATTTTTGAGCAAAAAAATAACGGCCGGCAGAGAAATCAATCCCCACCGACCGTCATTCTTAAACTCTCTTCACAAAATCCAGACTGATCCATCCGATTCCGCTCTTCAGTTTCCCCCACATCGAAGCACCTGCTCCGGAAGATATCTGAACTATCGTGAACACACCCGGTTCAATAAAGCGAACCCTCTTGTAGTTCGTACCGGGGCCAGACCTGATATTCAGATCAGAGATACTGACCTTCACCAGAAACGGCACCTTCTCCGCAGTCTTCGGCTCATACACCACGTTGCCGTCAGCATCGAACACCTTATATCCCGGATTCTGATCCGCGCATTTCTTCGCATTGTCCAGAATCTTATAAGCGCCCTTCTGGCTCTTGCTGTCAGTCCAACTCTTACGGACGCGGTACCAACGGATCACTTCACCGCCGCCGGAATCCTTCGCGTCATACTGCGTCAGGTTCCACTTCTCGATGATGGAGCAGAGCTTTTCCACATAAGTCAAGCTTGTGGCGTAACCGCCGTCCTTGATGATCTGCACAGCCTTCTTATAATCCGTGCATCCCTTCAATCCATCATACCTGAGCTTCTTTCCGTTCTTCGCCCCAAGCAGATAAGCGGAATGATCGGCAATCGAATCCTCAATGCAGGGATACTTGCGGAAATCAGCTGTGATCGTCTCATAGCTTCCGTCCGCATGTTGTTCCTGCGTCTTCTTCGTGTACTTGTTCTTGCCGTCCCAACTGGATCCGCTCCAAGTGTTGCCGGACAGGCTGCACTTCATCCCGAAGATATTGTTGGCATTCTGAGCAAGCTCACTCTTTCCATAACCGGATTCCAGAATGAACTGAGCCAGTGATACCGATGCCAGGATGCCGCTTTTCTTCTGATCAGCCGTGAACAAAGCACCTACCTTCTTGATCGCATCCGCCTCAGACAGATCCTTCAGGACAGATGCCTGAGTCCCCTTTGTAGTCGAACCGCCACTGGAATCAGAGGATCCCTGCAGCGCCTTCGTCACCTTCTCAGCCAGATCGCCCATCCTCGCATACATCCAGTTGCCCGGACAGGACTTATTCGCAAACCATCTGTGAACCGTCAGGATCATCTCACCGTTCTTCGGAGCATAGTTCAGCGTCTTGTCCTTATCCCCAAACCAGATCAGCTTGTTCTTACCGTTACGCTTACAGATATCAATGCAGAGCTTGATCAGAGTCTGATACACAACATCCTTGAAAGCATACGGTTCCGTAGTATCGGAAGCACACTCAATCGTAATTGCCCTCTGGTCATTGGCATTACTGGAAGAACACCAGGAACGGTTCTTTTCCTCAACATACATCCCGACACGCCCATCCTTGTCGATGCCGTAATTACTGGATGCCTGTGTG